TATCATCTGTTGACGGAATAATACTAGACGGGCTTACTATACTAGACAGCACAACAGAGACAGTTGGTGATTTAGGAAGTGATCTTGCTGGCGGCGCAACATTTGATTGTGATCTTGCAAACAACGGAGTATTTTATGCTGACGGTGCAGCAGGCAACTTTACAGTAAATATCACAAACGTACCAACTGATAATTTTAGAGCAACAAGTATAGCAGTTGTAGTTGTTCAAGGCGGAGCAAGTTCTGGATTACCGACCAGTTTAGAAATAGGCGGAGTATCACAAACTATTAATTGGGAGTCAGGCATAACACCAACTAGTGCAACTAGTGTAACGCAGATAGTAAGTTTTACACTAATAAGGTATGCAAGTACCTGGAATGTAATAGGGAGCATGACGTCCTATGGCTAGTGAACGCGAATATACTGTAATTGTAAATGCAAGAGAAGATTTACCGCAAATTGAAACAGAACTAACTGCAAGCAGTGGCGCCGGTCCTATTCCAAACAGAACTGTAGATGTTGCTAATCCTAGACCAGGTTCGAAAGTACAAACACATTTCATGCTTACAGACGAAGAAGCACAAGCACTTAGATCAGACCCAAGAATACGTGCAGTAGAAATACCGCCAGACCAAAGAGACGATATATCAATTGGTTTGAATAAATCACAAACTGGCAATTTTGAAAGATCTTCTCAACTGTTTAATGACAGAGTAAACTGGGGACTTAGACGCTGTATAGAAACAACAAACATTTATGGCAGAAGTTCAACCAGCCCTCAAACACCTTTTACGTATGGTATAGACGGTACTGGTGTCGACGTAGTAATACAGGATTCAGGAATACAACCAGGACATCCAGAATGGCTAGATTACAATGGCAACACAAGACTAAAAGAAATAGACTGGTATACAGAAAGTGGACTTTCCGGCACACAGCATCCAAGTCATTATTTGGATAGAGACGGTCACGGAACACACTGTGCTGGCATTACAGCAGGTTTAATTTACGGCTGGGCAAAAGGTGCTCATATATACAGCCAAAAATTAGCAGGTCTAGAAACACTATCAGGTCCTGACGGCACAGGAATATCTATTACTGATGCGTTTGACACAATTAGGTTGTGGCACAATAATAAAACAAACGGCCGTCCTACTGTAGTAAACATGAGTTGGGGATACGGTGCTACTATTACAGGTGATCCTACAAGTGGTGTATACAGAGGAACATCCTGGACATATGGTGTAGACTATACAACACGCGACGAACTAGAAGCAGCAACCGGCGTTAGCCCGGCTAGATTTATTTCAGGCTTGACATTGTTTTTTAGAATTCCTGTTAGAGTTGCTTCTGTAGATGCAGAAATAGAAGACATGATCACAGACGGTATACATATCTGCATAGCAGCCGGAAACAAATATCACAAAATAGATGTGCCGACCGGATTAGACTACAATAACACTGTGACGTTTGGTGGTAGTACTTACAGTTATCATCAAGGGTCCTCACCTTACAGCGAAAACGCATTTATAGTTGCCAGTGTAGACAGCACTCACACTGGTCAACCCGCTGCCAGCAATTTAGATAAAACATCTAGTTTTTCAGAAAGAGGCCCCGGCACAACAATCTTTGCTCCCGGCAGCGACATTATGAGTGCGTCTAGTAACGAAGCAGACGCAAGATACGACACTATTGAGCACCCAACAGATCCTAACTATGTTATTATGAACATAGGTGGAACTAGCATGGCAAGTCCACAAGTAGCAGGAGTATGTGCTCAGCACTTACAGTTGTATCCTAATCTAACGCCTGCAGAACTACAAGCAAGAATAATTGCAGACAGTAAACCTGTAATGTACTCTACAGGATCTGACACAGATTATGACGAAATACTAACGTCTATCTGGGGTGCAGAAAATAGAATGTTGTATTCTAGATACGGAAAACAACCACTAACATTGAGAAATATTAACATAGTATAGGAATAGATAATGGCACTTAATTTTCCAACAGACCCGCAAGAAAATGACGTTTATACTTCTAACGGTACGTCTTGGCGATATAACGGAACTGCGTGGGATCTAATAGGTGCAAGTGGTGCTGTTGTGTCTCCTAGTAATAACTTTGGAACTATTAGTGTTGACGGACAACAAGACATTGTGGCAGACAGCACTAATGATGCTCTTACTTTAATTGCAGGAGACAACGTCACTATTACTACGGACGCAGCAGGTGACAGTGTTACTATTAATAGTACTGCTACTGGAGGGGGAGGCGGAGGCGAAACACAAGACCTTTTTGCTACCTTTGCAGCCGATACCGGCAGCACTACTGCAAACTCTCCTACAGATCAGTTAACAATTACCGGTGGTACTGATATTGCTACCAGTATTAGCGGAGATATATTAACAATTAATTATGACGGCAGCGCAGCGTCAACGTTTGCTACACTTACAGATGTAAGTTCAGCAGCACTTACGGTAGATAAAATTTACGAACCTGCAATAGCAATGTTAAGAGTAGACAACGTAGGTACTAGTGCGTATACTTTCAACAGCCACTATACAGGAAACAATCCTAATATATATGCATTGGCTGGTACAACAATTGCTTTTGATTTAGATGCTATAGGAGGGCATCCATTTCAAATACAAGATCCTACTACTTCTCCTTACAATACAGGATTAGTCCATGTATCATCTAGTGGTGTAGTAAGCACCGGTTCTGATGCAAACGGAAAAGACAGCGGAACATTGTATTGGAGGATACCTGAAACGCTATCAGGTACTTATAGATACCAATGCCTTAATCATGTTGCAATGGTAGGTGCAATCACAATAAAACGCCTAAGTATTATATAGAGTTTTTTAAAGTATTTTCAATTTTTATTCTAGTCTGATTAATATTAAACCGTAAATCTTCAGTCATTGAAGGTTTAATATACCCATTATTTCTAGTGTCGTAATGATGATCTAAATCTTTTATATATCTTTCTAATTGATAAATTAAATGTTGGACTTCCATTTTTATACGTTCACTTCTTACAAGGTTAGATTTCTTTTTGAACGTTTCGAGTTCTTGTAAAAATTTTTGAGAGTGTTGTAGTTTAGGTAGCATTATTCTGATAGATACGTCTTTTCGTCTTTAGTATTACCGACTTCGGTATAACTGCTATTAGGTACTATGTTTTTCATCTGATGAGGGACCATAGGTTCGCATCTAAAAACATCGCCTTCTTTTAGTTCTTTATTAATTATTTTTCCTGTTTTAGGATCAATTAATGTTAATTGAAATCTTCCGGTATTTATAAACCATGTACTGTCTCTTTCTTTATATATGATAAAAGGCGTTACAGATTCTGCTTTTTCAAACACGTTAATTTTTCCATCGTATTCGTCTGTTTTTGCAAATATAAGTTCTGTACCCCAAGGATGTGTAATGACATTGTTCATAAATTACTCCAGTAGGTCTATTACTTGAAAAAGTGTTTCTAATTTATTAATGTTAACTTTATTTGTAAGAGTATTGCGCAATCCGTGATGCAATGGCTTAGGCCATTTATTAAACGCTGTCCACGAATAACCGTCGTGTTCTTCATTAAGATTTGGTATAAACTCGTTCTTAACTAAACATAGATATGTATGAAAATGAAATTTGCTATCGTTTGAAATAAAAGTTTCTAGTGGAACTGTTTTTTGTATTTCAATTTGCCCAATTTCTTCTTGTATTTCTCTCTGCAATCCTTCCCACGGAGTTTCTTTATTTTCATTTGTGCCTCCTACTAAGCCCCACTCGTTCTTGTGTTTGCCTCTAGTTCTATGCAAAAATAAAAATCTTTTTGTTTCAAGAGAATATACTAATGCGCCGCTACAAATAATCTTTTCATTGCTCATACAATTAATTATGTATTAAACAATGATTAGCCCTCTAGTTTGACAAGCCAAGTGCCGGCAGGATATTCGCCTTCTATAGACAGTAACCATTCCGTGCCATTCCATCTATATTGTACACCTGTATTAAGATTAGTTGTGTATGTTGCTGTATCTGTTTCACTTGCATCAAAAACAATAATCCATTTTGCACCATCCCATTCTATTATATCATTTTCGGATGCTACAAAGTCACTACTATCGTTATTTTGCCAAGCAAGCGGGCCTTGTGTATTTTCTTCGGATCCAATATCTGATAATAACAAAACTCGCAGACCTGTTGTTTTTAACTCTGCGGGATTTATACGTTGAGGGTCTATTATATAGTCTATAGTTGTTTTTCCTGCTATAACAGTGTCGTCCGGAAAACTATCAATATCCCAATTAACAATTATTTGTGTTTCGTTAATTTCGTTCAAAGTAAACGTTCCAGTAACAGAAGTAGTTGATTCTGCTTTATGTAAAAATATGCGTGATATATCTGGTTGATAAATGCCCGGATATGTATTTAAAATATCTCTCCAATTTTCTACACCTACTGTACCGGCTTTTGTTAATTGTATAACATTGCCTGTTACGTATATTCCGTAATCTTGATAAGAAGTTGTTTTTAATTTATGAGGAGTGTTTATTGTTGTTTTAATCGATCTAGTGTTGTTTGTGTCAAACGCACCTGTAGTAACGTTATCATCAAATGCATTTATAATAGGACTACTAAGTCCTAAATCTATAGTACCTGTGGCTTCGTCAAAAATACTAGTAATAATGTTTGTAATTACTCCAAGACGTTTTACTTTTACAGGTGCACTTATGTATATAGGAGTTTTAAAACTTAATGTTGCAACATCAATTTCGCTATCAGTGCCAGTAGGAATACTTCTAGAACTCCAAACAATATTTTCTAAATCTACAACAGTTAAACTAGCCCAATCAATATAGTTGTCGGTAGTTTGTATTTCCAAACTCGGATTAAACAAAACTAGTACTTGTTCTAGTATTTGTAACTTTTGATCTGTATTTGTTGTCCATATATCTACATTTACGCTAAGTGTATATGGCGCTGGCATTAATCTTTCTACTGTGTAATTTTTTCCTTCATAATTTAAATACTCTTGTCCTGCTTCGTCATATGCCCTTTCACGTATGTGTCTTTTATTAGAGTAAGTTTTATCACTAGTTCTGGTTCGATCCATTTCAAGACCAGTAACATATAATGCCATTCTTGGTGCACTCGGAATAGCATTTTCGCTGTTTTCTCGAATTATGTGTGCAACCTGTCTCGACAGATCACCGTAAGTAACAGGTATAACAGTTTCGTTTCCCTTGCCGTCCTGCACTGAAAAATTACTCATCATACGAACCATCTGAGTAACATATCTTCTTATTTGACCATCATAAAAATGTAGCATTAATTATCCGCCTTAGGCCTAAGTGCTTGTGACAGACTTTGCCTTTCTTGTACTTCGTCTCCAGCAATAGTATCTACTTCTTCATTATTGATAAAGGAGGTAATTTTTGTATTTCTGTCATTGGTATTAGACAAAGTCATTCTAACATCATCTTCTACCTTAACCCATCTTCTACCATCATATCTAAATAATCGTTTAGGCATAAAATCTGTCCTTAAAAAGAAATCGCCTTCGTATTTGTCAGTAGGGAAACTTATTCCTGCACCAAATGCTTCTCCATTTGGCGGAATGCCGTCACCGAGTAAATAACCTTGATATCCTGACCTGCTCGGCGCCTGATGTACACGACTTGCATCTAAATTGCCGCTTTCGACGCTGGCATCTATTTCTGCATCATCGGCTGTAGCAAGTTCAGGTTTACCATCTTCACCGACTTTTATTGTATATAAATGTGTTGTGTCGTATCCTGACTTAGGGGCATCTGTTTCGGCTTCAGATAATATTGCATCATTAATCTGCATTTCTTTTTCATAAGTGCTTAACAAATCTCTTAATGTTCCTTCTTGTGGGTTTTCTTCGTCCATTGGTTGATTAAGAATGTCAGCATATTCTTGACTATCTACTATTTGTTTTAGTTTTAGTCTATAAAGATGAGGATACCAAGTAGGTGAAAATCCTTCTGCTGCACGGTTTATATCTTCTACTACATAAAATCTTTTAAGAGCAACACTATGATCATTAGCAGCATATTCATCTTTTAAATGAGGTAATTCGATAACATCTCCAGGCATTATTTTTCTACCTAAAATATCAACCGAATTGCGTATATGAATTGTTAAAAACAATACATCATTACTTAAGAATAGACCAAATTGACTTAGATCAAAATCTATGTCTTGAACATTGTATATTCCACGCATTGTATAAATGTCAGGATCATATTTTCTATCTCTATTTTCTAAAAATAGCATATCCTGTATTTGTGTTTCGTCTTTGACTGTAGTTCCGTCGTCTGTACCTATATACTTGTGTACAAACAAGTCTGTACCGCCAACAGTAAACATTTCTAGAATTTGTTTATCTAAAAATTCGTAGTCGTTTCCGCGCTCTGGTTTATATAATGATAATCTTGGCATACACATATTTATCGATAAATACTTTACGGAGAACTTCTATGACAGCGACAGCAACACAAAAACAAGAAATATTCGATTATGTATATGCTATGCTCGGCGGCGGCATGGTAGACGTTGAACTGGATCCAGTTCATTACGAAACAGCATTAAAAAAGTCACTAACTCGATTTAGACAAAGATCTGATAACAGTGTTGAAGAAAGTTATATTTTCTTACCACTTGTAATAGATCAAAACGAATATACACTTGCAAACGAAGTTGTAGAAGTTCGTAAAGTATTTAGGAGAAGTATTGGTTCTAGAAGCGGCGGCGGAGACGGCGGCACTGTGTTTGAACCATTTAACTTGGCTTATACAAATACCTATTTGCTTTCAAGTTCTAATATGGGTGGATTAGCCACTTACGATCTTTTTAGTCAATATCAAGAGTTAGTAGGCAGAATGTTTGGATCTTTCATAGAATTTAAATGGAACTCGACAACCAAAAAATTAACAATACTACAACGTCCCCGAGCAGACGAAGAAGTTATGCTATTTTGTTATAACTATCGTCCAGATGGACAACTTCTTGAAGATTATCTTGCAGTACAGTGGATTAAAGATTATACACTTGCTAGTTGTAAATATATGCTAGGCGAAGCACGTTCAAAATTTGCTACTATTGCAGGACCACAGGGCGGATCAGCACTTAACGGTGATGCTCTTAAAGCAGAAGCACAATCTGAAATGGAAAAACTTGAACAAGAAGTATCAACAGCAGTTCCAGGCGGAACAGGATACGGATTTACAATCGGTTAATTTTATAAAACAGTTGACAACACATTGATTATATGTTATCTTATAAAGTATTCTAATAAGAGGAATATTTCATGATAATTGGCGTGTGCGGGTTGATAGGTTCCGGTAAAGGAACTGTAGGTGATACTCTAGTAGAAGATTTAGGATTCCAAAAAATTTCATTTGCTGACAAGTTAAAAGATGCTGTTGCAGAAATGTTCGAGTGGGATAGAACTTTACTGGAAGGAGAAACAGATGAAAGTAGAGAGTGGCGAGAACAACCAGACAAGTTCTGGACTAGAGAAACAAAAAGAACAGTTACTCCGAGACTTGTTTTACAGTTATTTGGTACTGATTGCATGCGACGTGGTTTTTTCGATGGCATCTGGGTCAGTCTTGTAAAAAAGAAAATACAAGAAAATCCTAACACTAACTTTGTTATTCCTGATGTACGCTTCCCTAACGAAATTAAAATGATCGAAGAATTAGGAGGAGAAGTTTGGTGGGTACGCAGAGGACAACTTCCCGGTTGGTTTGTTGATTATCGTATAAGTGCAGTAGAACCCAAAGACATCCATCCGTCGGAGTGGGAATGGGGTAGAGCAAATTTTGATTTTATAATTGACAATAACGGAACAATGCAGGAACTTAAAAATCAGGTAGTAGATCGCCTTGTTTCCAACGCAC